AAAGAAGAGGAACATAACATGGCGAAAATTACAGATTGTAAAAAGCTTGAAGATGTTTCAATTCATTATCCCACAATCAATAAAGTTCGCTTATGTAGGTTTATTTCCGTAAGAAGATTTAAAAACAACAAAGACCAAGCAATAGATATTTTTAAATCAATAAAAAAAGAAAGGGATATTGATGTTGAAAATTTTATAGCAAGTGAAGTTTCGGAATTATTAACATCGTTTGGAATATTCAAGGATATGATTGTAACGCCGGCTCCGCGAGGGCATTCTCTTAAAAATGATTACTATTTATCTGGGGTTGTGGCTGATAAAATTGCCGATAAGTTAGGAATTATCTCATGTCAATTATTTAAAGATAACATCAAAAAGACAAATAATATCCACAAGTATGAAGAAAAAAACGCCTGTTTGCTGGGTGATATTAAATCGAAAAACATAATTATTTTTGATGATATTGCGACAACCGGAACGACAATGGAAAATTGCTGCAAAGCATTATGTAAACATAATTTTATAATTCCAATCGTCTATATTTACGAAACATTAAAAACTGGAGAATAGCATGGCTCGTGGGGGATTGAGATCAGGAGGGAGAATGCCTAAACCCACCCAGCGAGTAAAGAACGTCATCGCCTTTATCGAAAAACTGATAGTGCCCTCCGGTAAAGGGGCGGGCAAAACGTTCAAGCTGAGGCCGTTTCAAAAGAAATTCATCAATGACATTTACGGCCCCACGAAAGAGGGGAGGCGGATAGTCCGCCGGGCGATATTGTCCGTTGCCAGAAAAAACGGAAAGAGTGTAGAGATAGCCTGCCTTGCATTGACCCACCTTGTCGGACCTGAAGCCGTCAGAAACGGGGAAATCTACTCAGCGGCAAACGACAGGGAGCAGGCTTCTCTTATCTTCAAGTATGCCGCTCAGATAGTGAGATCAGACCCGGAACTTGAATCTTATATCAAGATCGTTGACAGCACAAAGACGATGGTCTGCTTCTCAAACGGCTCAATTTACCGGGCTGTAAGTTCAGAGGCCGGGACTAAGTATGGACTCAATCCCACGATTGCCATTTATGACGAGCTGGCGCAGGCGAAGAACCGGGAACTATATGACGCGCTTGACACTTCGATGGGTGCCAGGATGGGGGAAGGGGAAGAACCCCTCTTTATCGTCATCAGCACCCAGGCCAAGGACCCACAGCACATACTCTCGCAGCTCATTGATGACGGTCTACGGGGGAATGATCCCACTACCGTATGCCATCTGTACGAAATCCCGGAAAAACTTGACGTATTCGACCAGAAGAACTGGAAATTGGCTAATCCTGCACTCGGAGACTTCCGATCCCGTTCAGAGATGAAGACAGCCGCTAAACGTGCGCAACGCATGCCGACATTCGAGGCTGCATTTCGTAATCTGTATTGTAACCAGCGCGTGCAAGCGCAATCACCCCTCATTCCCCGCGCAGAATGGGAAGGGTGCCATGGCGACGCGACAATTGAACCCGGATCGGATGTTTATATGGGGCTTGACCTTTCCGGTAAAACAGACTTGACGGCTCTCGTCGCCGTGTCCGATGGCGACAACGACCTGGTGCGCCCGTGGTTCTGGAAGCCGAAGGAGACCTTGCTTGAGCATGAAAAGCGGGACCGGGTGCCATACAGCGTGTGGGAAAAGCAGGGAGTGATCGAGACGACACCGGGCAGGGCGATTCAATACGACTGGGTGGCGGAGCGAATCGGGAAGATAGCAGCAGAGTACAACATACTCGGCATTGCCTTTGACCGATGGAGAATCGACGACCTCCTGAACGCCATGGGTAAGATCGGGCTGGAGGCTTACGTTGACGGCAAAGACGAGGCGCGGGCGGGGGCGATCAGGATGGTTCCCTGGGGTCAGGGATATGCTTCCATGACACAGGCTGTTGAGGCGATGGAGGTGTCTATTCTGGAACGGAAGTTAATACATGACGGCAATCCCTGTTTGACGTGGAACGTCAGCAATGCAATGGCTTTGAGCGACGCTGCCGGAAACCGGAAACTGGACAAATCAGCGTCACGGTTCAGGATCGACGGGGCAGTCGCTCTTTCAATGGCGATTGGGCTGAAGAGCCGGGATCGGAAGGAGCAGCCGGAGCCGTCGGCCTATGAAGGATTAAGTAAGGATGAGATTTTGAAAACAATGCGGTTCTAGGAGGGATCATGACCGACCTGCCAGACAAAAACTTCCTTACTCCAGCCGAAGTGGCAAAGTATTTCAGAGTTACTCGAAAGACCGTCTATGAATGGATTAAAATGGAAGACTTAACAGCCTTCAAGATAAGAAGAACCATCAGAATCACCCGCGAATCAATTCTCAAACACAAAAAAGTGTAACGTTATCTAACGTAAGCTAACATTCCACGCCTTTTATTTCTTGCGTATCGTAAACCTCCCTTTTAGAATATCAACATGAGAACAATATCCAAGATTAAGGACTATCTTGATATCAGAGATATCCTCGTTTTCGGCGGGCTGGGGGTACTGTGCTATGGCCTCTATCTCAAATGGGGCCAATGGCTTGCCTTCATAGTATGCGGGGCGGTGCTTATGGCTATCGGTTATCTGACGGGGGATAAATGATGGGTATCGTCGCAAGGATGTCACGACCGAAGGCCATGAACTCGCACGAGCTGCAAAGGATGATTCTGTCTGTTTTCGGCGGCGGGTCTACTGCTTCCGGGGTCTCGGTCTCAAATGACACGGCAATGCGACAGGCCACCGTATATTCCTGTGTTAACGCTCTTTCAAAACATATTGGGACTTTGCCCTGTAATTACATGATGGTGGACGGGCGAAATCGGGTCAAAGCGACTGACGAGGACTTGTATTATCTCCTTCACGATCAGCCGAATGAATGGATGACGGCCCCAGAGTTCTGGGGAATGTGCGTAAACCACCTTTCGTTACGAGGCAATTTCTTTGCGCTGAAAAACCGTGGGCTTTCATTGACCGGGCCGGTTCGGGAACTGATACCTCTTGCTCCAGGAACTGTTCAGGATGTCAAGCAGAATGAAGATTATAGTCTCACTTATACCCTTAGATATCCAGACGGAGCTATAAAGGACGTCCCGCAATCTCAGATCATGCATGTCCGGGGGATGGTGCTCAATGGCTATTTGGGCGTCAATCCAATCCAGTATATCCGGGAATCAATAGCTTTAGGTCTGGCCTCTGAAGAGTTCGGCGCACGATATTTCGGGAGCGGGACACATCCGGGAATAATCGTAGAGCATCCTGGGAAACTATCTTTAGAAGGAAAGCGGAACCTTGAAGATTCCCTCACTGAAGTGTACTCCGGACTTGGAGAGTCGCACCGCTTAATGCTCCTACAGGAGGGTATGAAGTATCAGAGGGTAGTCATCGACCCCAAAGACTCTCAGTTTATCGAGCTTCGCAAATATCAGAAATCAGAAATTGTTGACATTTTCTTCAGCATGCCGCTGACAATCCTGTCCTCGGAGGATAAGACTCCCACATTTGCCAGTGCGGAGCAGTTCGGAATCAACTATGTAGTCTATTCCTTGATGCCAATTATAGTATCGATTGAGAAGGCGATCCTTAGGGACCTGGTGCCGGATGACAAGAAAAGAACTCATTACGCTAAGTTCAACGCCCGTGGATTACAGAGAGGTTCTTTCGCCGAGCAGATGCAAAGCTTTGCGATAGGTATTGACAAAGAGATTTTCTCTCCAAACGAAGTCAGACTGATGTTAGACGAAAATCCATACCCTGGGGGGGACGAATATCGCACCAGAACGAGTTCAATGAAGGATGACGCAAAGCCTGAACCTGAAGAGGACAGCAAAGAATGAAACGTTGCACGAAATATAGGAGGCAACAATGAAACTAGCGTACAGGAGTGAAAAAAACGCGGAAGCAGTCGCCAGATACTGGGGCAAGTCGCTGGAAAAGCCGGATTGGTATAAGATCGAGGCGAAAGATGATGACAATAATGCAGAAATCATAATTTATGATGTCGTTGGATGGCCGTACATTGACGCCTTTGATTTAATCCGTAATCTCGGAACCATCAAGGCAAAAAATATCAGTGTCCGCATCAATTCCCCTGGCGGGGATGTTTTTGACGGCGTGGCAATTTTTAACGCCCTCAAAGAGCATCCGGCGCATGTCACTACGAAAATTGAAGGACTGGCCGCATCTATAGCCTCTATTATTGCCCTTGCCGGCGACGAAGTGCAGGCGCATAAGAATGCCATGTACATGGTACATGACCCCTGGGTGCTGGCGGCTGGGAATCAGTACGACCTCCGGGAAATAGCTGACATCCTCGGCAAAATCGGTGGGAACATGTTGGATATTTACTATGACAAATCGAACATCGGGAAGCGTGAATTAAAGCAGATGATGAAAGACGAGACTTGGTTCACGGCGGCGGAGGCGAAAGACAGGGGATTGATCGACACGATCCTCGATACCGGCGCGGCAAAGGCAAAGTTTGACTTGTCGATTTATGCGAATGTCCCAGATGAGCTTGAAGATTCCGACCGGGAAGGAGCTACATTGAGTAAACAAGAGATTGAGCGTGCTCTGCGTGATGCAGGTGCAAGCCGGTCTTTCGCGAAGTCCATAGCTGCGAGAGGCAGTAATGGCAACTCCCAGCGCGATGTTGGGGGCGTAAAGGCAGATATTGACAAGATACTAAAACTACAACAGATTATAGGAGGTAAGTAAAGATGGACATTAATCAAGTAATAGAAGACCTGGGGCGATCATTCGAGGCGTTCAAGGCGGAGAACGACAAGCGCCTCAAGGAAATCGAGACAAAGGGCGGAGCCGATCCTCTCTTGACGGAAAAAGTCGAAAAGATCAACGCGGAAATCTCGCAGATCGCGGCTCTGAAAAAGCAGATCGAACACGTAGAAACAGTGGCCGGACGCGGCGGTTTTGGCGGAGGACATTCGGGGCTGGATCAGGCGAAGGCCGAATACAAGGCCGGTTTTGAAAAGTGGTTCCGCAAAGGGATTGAAGGCAATCTCGCACAACTTGCAGTGCAGGCTTCCGCTTCTACTCTTGACGACACGGCGGGTGGGTTCCTGGTACCGGAAGAGATGGCGGCGACCATTGACCGAATTGCCGGAGTTACTTCGGCCATGAGGCGGCTGGCTTCGGTGATGAGCATTGGAACAGACACGTACAAGAAACTCGTCAATCAGGGTGGCGCCAATTCCGGTTGGGTCGGCGAAAAAAGCGCACGGGTCGAAACCGCTACACCGATACTGGCGGAAATCGCTATCAATACGAAAGAGATTTATGCAATGCCCGCAGCGACGCAGACACTGCTCGATGACTCCAGCGTGGATATAGCCGCGTGGCTCGGCAATGAAGTCGCAATTGAGTTCGCTGAAGAGGAAGGGCAGGCATTCATCAAAGGAAACGGCGTCGACAAGCCGAAGGGACTTGAGGCTTATTCCACTGTTGCCAATGCCTCTTATGCGTGGGGCAAGATTGGTTACATTGCATCCGGCGCCGCGTCCACATTCACCAATGCAGACAAGTTGTTCGACCTTCAGCACGCATTGAAGCCGATCTATCGCAACGGGGCAGCGTTCCTCATGAACGACAACACCCTGCTTAATATCAGGAAATTCAAGGATGGTGAGGGGAATTACCTGTGGAGACCGGGACTTCTCGAAGGCGCGCCTGATACCCTGCTTGGTAAGCCTGTCGAGATCGACGACAACGTAGCCGATATCGGGCAGAATACGTATCCGATCTATTTTGCCAATTTCAAAAGGGCATATCTGATCATTGACCGTTTAGGAATTCGGGTGCTCCGCGATCCTTATTCCTCCAAGCCGTATATTCTCTTCTACACTACAAAGAGAGTCGGCGGCGGGATCGTGATGTATGAGGCAATTAAGACGTTGAAAGTAGCGACAAACTAATAACCGGGGGGCTGAAATACGCCCCACACAATAAATTTAGGAGGACAACAAAATGAAAGACCTTTACAACCACATAGAATTCGTACAGGCGATAAAGCCCGTGCTTGTTTTGGACAACGCCGTGCCCAATGCCGCAACTGTTGACCTGGCGGGGTTTAATTCCGCCGTAATCGAACTTTCCATCGGATTAAAATCCGCCGACGCGGGGACCATTACCCTCAAGGCCGAGCATTCCGACACGGACCAGTTCGCCAACGTCGCAGCCGCAGACATCCAGGGCGCAACCCCGGCGTCCGGGGTCATCTACA